GCATGCCCGCCAAGGCGCACAGTTCCACGATTTCCCGCGCTTCGGCGTAGCCTTGCCGGCGAGCCTCCGCGCGGATGGCTTCCACATCCACGGCGGAAGGCTCCGCCGCGTGCTGTTCGTCGTTCATGCTGGTTCTCCCTTGGAGTTGGATTGAAACGGTGCGGGCCGAAACGGCCTCGCGAAGACCGGCCAAGGCGTCCTGGCGGGTGCCAAGCCTGTCGGCGAATTGTGCCGCAACGGCGTCGCCGCCAAAGTACAGCCTGGCTTCGGTATCGCGGATGGCGGACTCAGCGACGCCACGGTTGCGCGCGACGGCGCCGACGAGCAAGCCGTAAGTGCGATCCACCTCGGCTTCGAGCACCCGGCGCGCCTCGTCGCTCAACGGCGTGTGCGGGTTGAAGTCTGCCTTGCGGGCGCCCGCGTGGACGATCGTGTACCTGTAGCCGAGTTTCTCGTCGTTCGCGCTCACATCGAGGTGCGTGACGATCACGCCGATGCTGCCCACGCCGGAAGTGCGGCCCGCGTAAATTCGCTCCGCGCCGGATGCCAGCAGGTACGCGCCGCTGAAGGCATCCGTATCGGCCACGGCAAAGACCGGCTTTGCGGAGCGCGCGGCGTAGATAGTGTCCGCGGCGTCGAATACGCCGGCGACTTCGCCGCCCGGCGAGTCGATGTCGAGCAGGATGCCCTTGATCGCCGGATCGGTCGCCGCGTCTTCGATCTCCTCCTGGATATCCACGTAGGACCGCAGGCCGGAGAGCGCGTCGAGCCCGTACGCCTTGTGGACCAGCGTGCCCTCGATCGGGATGACGGCGATGCCGTCCGGCGTGACTTCATATGGCTTCCGGACGGCGCGTTGCGAGGTCGCCGCCGCCGCGGGCACAGGTACTTCGATGCCGAGGCGCGGTGCGAGCACCGCCAGAATCACCTCGAGCTTTTGCGGAGCGATCAGCAGCGGGGTATCAAAGATCCGCGCCACCAGATGCGGCAGAGGCGTCATTGGTTTCCTTTCGTGGATCGGAGTCGTATTCGAGACCGAACGAGTCCGCCCGCTCGTTGTCGGCGGCGATCTCGCGGTCGATCTCCTCGGCGTCGTAGCCCTGTTCGGAGACCACCTCGGCGCGGCTCTTAAAGCCCGCGCGTACCGCCATAATCTGTGCCTTGATGTCCTTGAGCGGATCGACCCAGGCGAAGCCCGGCGGAATCCACTTCACGTCGTAGTTGCCGTCGCTCGCGGGCAGCGTGCCGGCGAGCACGGCGGCGTCGATCCAGGCGCGCCAGATCGGCCGGCACATCTGGAACACGATCACCTGGTGCTGGAACTGCTCGCAGCGTCGGCGGAACTCGAGCAAGCCGGCCCGGATCGAGGAGTAGTTGACGCCGGTCAGGTCGCCGGTCAACTGCTCGTAGGTAATGCCCATGCCAGCGGCGATCGAGCGCAACTGCACGCGCATGAAGGTCTCGTAGCTGGCGCCGACGTCGGCGGGACTTGAGAACTTCACGTCCTCGCCCGGCAGGAGAACTTGTAGGGTTCCAGGCTCGAGGCCGGCCAGCGCCGCGCCGCTTGCATCCGCTGTGCCCTCGCCGACCAGCACGTCTTCCGGCGCGTTCTTGGTGACGAAGCCTGCGAACATGGCGGCCGTCTTCTTTCGCACCAACTCGGCGTCGTCGTACTGGTCGAGTTCGTAGAGCTTGACGAGCACCTGAGTCAGCCAGGGCTGGCCGCGCAACTGGCCGGGGCGGATCGGGCGGAACAGATGCAGGACTGACTCGGCGGGCACTCGCACCAGTTCGGTCGAGGCCATCGGGTTGAGAGCGTCGCCGGGATGCTCCCGGTAAAGATGATAGGCGACGCGCTTGCCGATCCCGTTGAACTCGATCCCGGCGCGGATGTAATTTCCGTTTTCAAGCTTCCGCGTTTCGTTCGTCGGCAGGTGTTCGGCCTCGAGCAACTGAAGCTGCAAGGGGACCGAAAGGCCGTCCTTCGACAGCCTCGGCCGCAAGCGGATGAAGCACTCACCTGCCTCCATCACCGACCGGCACGCCAGCGCCTGGAGCCCATAGAAGTCCGTGAGGCCGGTCGCATCGGCTTCATCTGTCCACCGCAGCCACAGCGTCTGAATCTGTTCGCGCAGTTCCGCGTCGGTGTGCAGCGACTGCGGCTTGATGCCCGTCCCGATCGAGTTTCCAACGAAGGCGTCAAGCGCGTTGGTCGCCCAAGGGTTGCGTCGCACCATGTCGCGCGAGCGCGACCGCAGCGTGTCCACGTTGCGGAAGACCAGCGTGTTGACGTCGCTCGTCGCCGGCGACCAGCCGGTTGTGCGCCGCGTCATAGCGGCCGCTTCGAAATCGGCAGCGGCGCGCATGCCCGGCAGCCAGGTTTTCATTCGGCTCCAGAGGCTCATGTCAGAGGCCCTTCTCGGTCGAGACACGGATCTGTCGAGTCACGGGCACCCCGCTGCTCTTGCTGACATCGGCCTCGGCCGCCGCGATCGCCGCCTTCAGTTCGTCGATGGTGCGGTACTCGATCTCGCGGTCGCCGAAGCGGACGCGGCGCACGCCGTTGGCGAGCGCGTCGCGCAGGGCTTGCAGTTGTTGTTCGGTGTAGGGCATCAGCGTTCGAGAAATCGGGAACGAATCACGCAGCGAGCCGGCGTGGGCCTTGGCATTGGCAGTGCGGCGGCCGGCGCAGGTGCAGGATCTTCTTCGCCGACAGCCCGACCGATCTGCTCTTCGAGCGCCTTCCAATGGCGCTCGCTGAAGCGATCCATGCCGAACTGCGCGGCGGCCGCGCGGCACAGAACATATGTATCCAGCGCCTCATTCCGTTCGCGCGTCTTCACCCATTCGAGCTTGCGGTAGCCCTTGACCACCTTCGGCACCAGTTGCTCGGCGGTGAGCTGTTTGAAGAACTCCTCAGGCAACTGCGGGAAATGGCAGTAGCCGGGCGGGTATGGTTTGCCGCTTTCGGCAGTGGGGCGCTCCAGCTTCAACCAGCCGTACAACTCGCTCTTGAGCATCCCCGTGGCGACCGGCCATACTTTTACGCCCCGCTTGATCTTCCGGCCATCCAATGTCACCTCGACCGCGCTGGGCTGGCCGATCGGCGCCGAGCCGGTCTCGTAGCCTTTCGTCACCAACACGCGCCCAGGCCCCTGCCGTCGAGCCCACGCATAGACCTGCTGCGTAGCAAAGCCGGAATCGACCGCCATCCGCACGATGCCCAGCCGCGCTCCGGACGCATGCCGATACGTGGTGTTCAGCAGATCGGTGAGCCGATCCCAGACCTCGGGCCGGGAAGTGTCGCCATCCAGGACGACATAATCGGTGAGCCAGTTTTCGCGATGGCGCCCCCAGGCGACCAGCGCGATTTCGAGGCGATCCCGCTGCACGTCACAGCCGGCAACCAGGAATGATCCACCAGCCGGCACCGTGCCCAGCCGGTAATCCTCACGCCGCTCGTACAGCCGCTGCCAGTCAGGCGCATCGCCCGCTTCGGCCCACGTCTCCCCGAGCACCGTGTTGATGAAGACCTGAAGCAGCGTTGGATTCTTGCGCGCCTTCTCAAACATCTCCGCGGCATCGGCCCAACTGAACCAGCCCACGGGACTGTACAGGCTGGACAGCCAGAATCCCGCCGTGCGCCCGTCGCCCACCGCGCTCGGCCGCCACTCGCCGCGCGCGAGCATCGTGTGTTTCTGATGGTTTTCGAGGCGCGCCGAGCAGTGCTCGCAGACGTACACCGCCTGCTTCGGCTTGCCCTTGGGCCAGGTGAGCTGCGCGAATTTCAGCGTTTGATACTCGCCGCAAATCGGGCACGGCACCCAGTACCGGCGCTGGTCGCTTTCCTCGAACGCCGCCTCGATCCGGCTCAAGCCCGTGATCTTGGGCGTCGATACGAGATAAATCTTCCGCCGTGCGAAGGTCCGCGCACGCGCCGCCACAAGCTGGATCGGATCGCCCTCATCATCGACGTCGCCCGGATAGCCGTCGATCTCGTCCAGGAACAGGTAGCGCGCCGCCATCGAGCGCAGGCCCACGGCGCTGTTGGCTCCGGTCATCACCAGCACGCCGCCGGGAAACTCCTTCGCAAGAACCGTGTTGCCGGAGTCGCGCGAGCGCGGATCGCGCACCAGCTTGCGCAGCACCTCGGATTCATCGATCAGCGGATCGATGCGCTGCTTCGAGTTCCGCTTCGCCATCTCCACGGTGGGCTGCACGGCCATCATCGGGCCGGGCGCCTGGTGGATGACGTAGCCGATCCAGTTATTGCCACACTCGGTTGCGCCCACCTGAGCGCCCTTCATGAAGACCACGCGCTCAACGGGCGAGGACGGCGACAGGCAGTCCATGATCTCCTTCAGGTAAGGAGTCCGCTCCGTGCGCCACGGGCCCGGTTCGGCCGAGGCGCGCGTCGAGAGCACGCGATACTGGTCGGCCCACTCGGAGACGGTGAGCAGCGGATCGGGACGCGCACCCGCGGCGGCGGCCGCGCGATAAATCTCGTCAACGGTTGGCGCCATCGGCGAACTCCAGTAAAGCCTTCCGGATCTCCGTTGCGAGGATCTCGTGAACCCTGACGGGATCGGATTCCGCAGCCAGGACGGCCGCGACGCGATCCGGGATGTTCAGCATGCCGTCGCGGAACGTGCGGAACTTGTTGAACGCCGCCACCTGCACCTCGTCGCGGCTGACCAGCTTTCCCGAACGCTCCTCGAACTCGATCTTGGCGAGACGCGCCAGGTAGTTCTCGCGCACTGCGCGGGCGCGCGCATAATCGAGCGGTCCGGCCGCGGCGGGCTCCGGCCGTGGCGATTCGGCGGGCGTCTGCGCACGGCGCGGCGCCGGCGATGAAGAGGCGATGCTCGCCTGGCGTGGCCCGGTGTTGCGCACCCAGTCGGCGTCGGCCCGGTCCACGTCGATCTTGCCGTCGCTCGTGGTCCGAATCCGCCCGGATTGGATCGCCTTCTGGACGGCCTTCAGAGTAACGCCGCGATGCTTGGCATAAGCGCGCAGACTGACGACGGGCATCGATTCTTTCTCGTGAAGAAGAGCTTGCTATTCGTCGCGAACGAAGTGATTCATGGGTTCGCAATGAGGAACACCAAAGCGCAATCGACTACGCAACAGACTGCCGCCGGCTGCTACGCCGCGCGGTACGCCGAAGCCCATGACCTGCTCAAGCGCATTGCCAGCCGCCTGGCCGACCACCGTAAGCGGCAGGCTGGGAAGCCCGCCGATTGGGGCTACGCGGACGACCTCGGCCGCATCACCGAGCAACTCGCTTACGTGCTGGCCGACCTGGGCGACCTGAGCGCGGTCAACGCCAAGGGCCTCGAGTACTGAACCACCAGGAGACAAACCATGACCGCACAACCCTACATCGAATGCTCGCTGTGCGATGAGCCGAAACCGATCCACCGGAAACTGACCCTCACGAACGACGACGGCCTCGTGATCGACGCGGCCCGTTTCTGCCGCGACTGCTGGAACGACATCCGGCACTCGGTCGAGGACGCGAGCGGCCTCATCGACCGCCGCCAGGAGGACTGACTCGATGGCCATCACCCGCGAAGAACTGATCGCCTGGGCCACGCGGCAGGGCTGGAAGCTCGACCGCTGGGGCCACCTCAAGAAGGAGTTCGACAACGGCACGCACCGGCTGAAGTTGAGCCGCATCGCCGCCCGCCATGAAATCTCGACGCCGTTCGGCTGGGCACGTCTGGCCAGCGGCTATTACAAGAACCTCTCGATTACCGCCGGCGACCAGCTCGCCGGCATGACCCGATAACAAGGAGAATCATGCGACTGTTTGCCATCGACAGCGACAACAACATCACGGCCTTCCCTGCCGCCGAGCAGATTCCAGAAGGCCAGGAGCACTTTGCCAGCGAGAAGGAACTCGCCAAGCTCGCCGCCAACTGGCCCGCCGACCGCCTGGTCCAGGTCTGGAACAGCTTCGCCGGCGTGGCGCCGTTTGATGACCTGAAACCGGTCAAGAAGTTCACGGACCGCAAGACCGCCGTGGCCCGCGTCTGGAAGGCCATCCAGCGCCTGGACGCCGCCCCCGCGCCACGGGCGGCCGGCGTCGCACCGAAGGCCAAGAGCCCGAGGAAGGCCGCCAAGGCCGAGGACGCGACGCCCACGGCGCGAGAGGGCAGCAAGAAGGCCATCGTTATCGGCCTGCTGAAGCGCCCGGATGGCGCGTCCCTCAAGGACATCATGACGGCCACCGACTGGCAGGCGCACAGTGTCCGCGGCTTCATCTCCGGCAGCCTCACCAAGAAGATGGGGCTCAAGGTCGAGTCCTTCAAGCGGCCGGAAGGCGAGCGTGCGTATCGAATCAACGCTCAGTAGCCGGTCGCCATGATGGTAGAGTTCAAAGACCACGGCGAGGAGGAGCAGCGGCTCCTCCTCCGCTACTTGGATGCCGCGAAGTCGCAGCCGACTACCATCCACACGCCGAGACCAGGTTGCCTCTGGCTCCTGATCGGCCGCCTCTACCTCGCCTACCTGCGCTGGCGTTACCGAGTCAAACCCCAGTAGCCTTCCTCCCGCCGTCCGGCATTACGAGCCGGCGGCGTTTCTCTTCCTCAACTCCTCCGCCAGATCTTCGAGCCGCTCGTGCAAGTGTTCTTCTCTGAGGTGGCACTCGCTGGCACGCACGAACGTTCCGTTGATCCGGGTGATAATCCGGTTCTCCAGTTCGGCGAGTTCCTTGCGCACCTCAGCAAGCAGCGCTCGGTTCTGGAGACTGACGTAGGTGGCGATCAACCCGGAGA